TGATGCTACCACAGAATTGGTAATTAACCAATCAGCAAACCCTATTTTTGGATATGTACGTGTAGTACAAAACAGAGTTGTTATTGATGACAATGGATTCATGAAAAGAAAAGAATTCAGTGCATTAATCCACGGTCTTATAGAAGATTTACAATCAGTAGGTTACTATGATGGTATGGAATTAAATGGAACTATTGTTGCAGAAGAGTCATTAGACCCTTTCAACAAGAAAGAGCCAAGTAAATCAATTAAGAAAGCAGGTGAAACAAATGTAGCTTGTACATTAGGTGGATTTCCTATTCACCGTAGAACAAAGTATACTACTAAAGCAAATGCTGAGGATATCTTGATTAGTCATGATAACAAAGCTGAAGTTAAAGCTGCATATGCTTCTACTGAAGCTGCTAAAGCTAAAACAAAAGCAATGCAACCAAATGCTGAGTTTGACACAGAAGCAGAAGGTTTCAACTTATAGTAATTAACAAGGAGCCTGTTACGGCAGGCTCTTATTTTATAATTTTTAATAAATATGATTATGGAAAATGTAAAAGAAATTAAAGCTGAATTAACAGAGTTAATCAGTAAAGCTATTGAAATCTTAGAAGCAAGTTTTAATGTAGAAGATTTTGAAACTGAAAATCCAGCAACAATGCTTAATACATCATTAATGGATGTTCTATTGGATATATCTGAATTAAGTGAAAAAGATTTGAAAGAATCTGTTTAGGTAAATTATTTTATGATTTAAAAATGTATATGATTATGGAAGAGCTAAAACAAGACATCAAAGATTATATGGCAAAACCTGTGAAATATCAGGATTTTGAACAAGATAAGTATAACACTTATCAGAATTATCTTTACAAAAGAGCACTATATGGTATAGACTCTCTATCAGTAGATGAGCTTAATACTATGTGTAGTAAGAAGAAGTCCCGCATTCTCAATGTTTATAACCGTGCACAGTTAGTTGTTAATAACTACAAACACAGAGTAACAAAGCAGTTAACTGATAAATTATTACTGTCTCTATTTCCTAATAGTTCACTTATAAGTGAATTAAATAGTTATGAAGATATGGATGCTAATTACAAGAACACATTAACTTTCAAAGACTTGTGTATACATAAGGATCAGTTAGTTGAGTTGTTTATGCTTGAAGGTATCTTACCTAAAAATTTCTTATCTTTGGAAAAATAAAAACCAACAATGAGAAAAAATGATAATCAGCCAGCATTTGCTACGGTACATGCTGGCTTTCTTCAACCAGGAATAACTAAAAGAGAATATGTTATTACTTCAGTTACACAAGGTTTATTAGCAGGTAGCAATTGGTCAGGTACAGAATTAGGATTTCCTGGAAAAGTAAAAGAAATTACAGAAACAGTATTAAATTTAATGGATGAAAAATCTTAAAGTTTGCAGTGGTTGCAACAAAGAATCTGTTATATGGAAAAATCATGAAGGTAATAAATACTGTCAATACTGTTGGGCTAAAGTTAAGTCAGGTGATCCTGAACATAAGAATGTAATTCCTACAGTATCTGATAAGAGAAAGAAACAAGATGCCGAGTATTTAAAACTCAGGTATAAGTTCCTTAGTGATAACACCATGTGTAAGGTTAGTGTTGCTGGTTGTTCTACAAAAACAACTGATGTTCACCACACATTTGCAGGAGCCAATAGAGATGCATTCTATTTAGTACAAAGTACTTGGTTACCTGTCTGTAGAAATTGTCATGACTGGATACATTTACACAGTAAAGAAGCTAGGTTAATGGGGTGGCTTAAGTAGTTTGGTTATATGTAGAAAATGTCATATATTTGTGACATGAGTAAACTATTAAATTATGTATATGATGTGTCTATATTAGACAATCTTACAAAACTAGGTATTTATAAAATCAGTCATATTAATAAACCTGATGCTTTTTATATTGGTAGTGCTTCTGGTAACAGAAAAGTAAAAGACTGTCAAAAAGGTTTTTATAGAAGATTTCTAGAGCATTTACATTTTTTAGAACATAAATCACATAATTCTAGATATTTACAGAATGTTGTAAATAAGTATGGGATTAAAGGTATCCGGTTTGAAATACTTGAAATTGTAGACACAGATAATAGAAAAATTATTCTTGAAAGAGAACAATATTATCTTGATTTATTAAATCCTACATATAACTCAAGTAAAACTGCAAGATGTCCTACTGTAGTTTATACTGCTGAAAGAAAAAAAGCTACCAGTATTAGAATGAAAGGTAAAAAATTACCTGAAACTGTATACAATGCTATAAAAGTTCCTATTTATCAATTTGATAAACAAGGAAGGTTTTTAAAAAAATATGAATCTATACAAGAAGCTTCAGACATAACATTTATTGATAGAGCTTCAATTAGTAATTCTGCTTCCGGTAAAAGAAAAAGTGCAGGAGGTTATTTATGGAGTTTTACAGATAGTATTTTGATAACACATAAACCTTTAATATATCAATATAGTTTAGATGATTGTTTAATTAATACATTTACTACTTTAGAAGAAGTAAAAAAAGAGCTGTGTATTAATACTAGTACAGCAATAAAAAATTGTTTTACGGGTAAACAAAAAAAAGCTTATGGATTTAAATGGTTAAAAGTATAAATCCAGAAGATGCAAGAGTTATGAATTGGTTAAAATAATTAAAATGATTACAAAAGATGATGTACAAGATATAGCTATCAGCAAAACTGATGATCACAGAAGGTGTACAATAGTATTGGGTACAGGTGTTGGTAAAACCAAAGTTGGTTTAACACATGTAGAAAGAAATACTACACCTCTTCAGAAAGTTTTGGTTGTAGCACCAAAGAAATCTATATTCATATCATGGATTGATGATGCAGGTAAATTTGATAAAGCTCATTTACTTGGAAGAATTGTGTTTACTACCTATCTAAGCATAAACAAACATGATCCTAATGATTATGATATTGTTTATTTGGATGAAGTACACAGTCTTTTGGATTCACATAGATTCTTCTTAGAGAACTACAAAGGAAAGATACTAGGTCTTACTGGTACTCCTCCTAAACACCATGGCTCTGAAAAGGGTAGAATGGTAAATGATTTCTGTCCTGTTGTATATAGCTTTGAAGCTGATGATGCAGTAGAGAATAATATCTTGAATGACTACAAGATATTTGTTCATATGCTTGAGTTGTCCGATAAGAAAGATTATTTAGTAAAGAATAAGAATAATAGTTTCCTGACCTCAGAGAAATTAAATTATCAGTACTGGTCTCAAAGAGTTGAGTCCGGAGCAGGTAATTTACATATGCTCAGAATCATGAGAATGCGCGCTCTTATGGAGTATCCTAGTAAAGAAAAATATACTAAGAAATTATTAGCAAGTATTACTCAGAAAAATAAAGTTATTGTCTTTGCAAATACACAGGAGCAAGCAGATTTATTATCTCCTTACTCTTACCATAGTGGTAATAAAGAAAGTGAAGATTGTTTAACTTGGTTTAAAGAAGGTAAGATTAACTGTCTTTCTACTGTTCATCAGTTGAGTGAAGGTGTTAATATTCCCGATCTTAGACAAGGTATTATTCTTCATGCTTATGGTAATGAGAGAAAGTCTGCTCAAAGAATTGGTAGATTATTGAGACTTAATCCAGATGAGACAGCAGTAGTACATATTTTATGTTATAAGAATACTATTGATGAACATTGGGTTAAGCAAGCTTTAGAAGGATTTGACCAAACTAAAGTAACTTACAAAACATTTAATGTAATATATTAATGTTGGATACTGAAAAAAATTCCATAAATTATAATATGGAAGATACTAAAACACACAAGATTGTTTTGCATAATGATGATCACCATGACTTTTTATATGTTATTGCATGCTTAATTAGATTTTGTAATCATGATGCCCATCAAGCAGAACAATGCGCTCTTATAGCAGATGGTAAAGGTTCAGTAGATATTGTATCTGGTAATTATATGGATATGTTAGAGATTAACACATCTTTAGAACAGATGGAGTT